TTTAAAAAGATTCTACGTTCGTGTTTGTTACGTATACCGCAGGCTAATTTCTTGCTGGTTTTGCTAAGATTGAAACTTGAGTTAGTTGCCATTTTTCGTCCTTATCTAATTTTGTTTAAATATTCTGCGCCAAATTGACCTCGATCAATTTCACATAGTGCTTCAACTGTAGGCTTGTTATCGTACTTGGCACGATTACCATTTTTGTCTGCTATGGTACGTTTGCTAGCTATTTCACGAGCGCGAATAGCACCAGCTAAGATCATTCTAAAACGATTACCTTCGAATGATTTTAGACAATTATCAATATTGTATCGTTCTACTGTGTTTACCGCTTTCATTGCTGTTCCTTTAGTAATTATACTCTAATAGTATATGTTAAACTGCCGTGTTTGTCAACTGTTTAAGATGCTCTAATACTATCAGCGCACTCTTTTGATCCATATATTTTAATGGTTGAGTAAGAAATTTAACAGTATCCTGCTGGCTCCAATCGTGTTTGAAAAAATCTTCCCAAGAATCAATCGGGGGTTGCGGTACTGCTCTATAGTGCGTCCATCCATCTGTTTGACTAGTCTTGTACATACCCAATAGTTCAAATTCACTGAACCATTTGATCTCTTCGAAAGGCCTAGCATTGGGTACGGCATCTAACCAACTGCAACTGTTACGAGTTTCAATCAATGATTTTAATGCTAGCCAATCCTGTTTACTATACGGCATTAACTCGTTTACTAAACTGTAATCTAATGTACGTTCAATACCTGTAAGTTTAGTTACCATTTCTGCATATAATTCTTGATACGGGTTCCAAAGATTTTCTACTTTAAAGTTCAGTTTGCCGTTGACAAAAAAATCAAAAGGTTTAAGTGGTACTTGGTCACAGTCTTGTATTAAAAAATAATCACTGTCAAAATGATCTAAGGCGCAGAGTTTGATGGCCTGTTGTAAATACCAGTGATCGTTCTTCCATCGTGATAAATCATAACGTTCTTCAAAATATCTATCATCTAACAGTGTATACTTGGTGCTATCTAAGTCAAATTCTTTAAAAACACTGTCTAATTTATGTTGTGGGTATGGGCTGACAATATAAGTTACGTCAGGTAAAGGATTTAAATTATTATCAAAACTTAAAGTGATTGCAGCTTCATTGATCCTTCCAGGACCAATTAGCAATATACGAGTAATCATATTACGTGCGGACTGCAACGAGATCCGGTAATCCCCACGTGATACTCATACCTGGACTAATATCAGGTACACTACACCATCCATTAAATTTAGGATCTCCTACGTGTGGGTTAGTGATAGTTATGTTTGGTTGACCACCAAAACGTAAAGGTTTGGTTTTAATAGCAGTTTGCCAATTTAATTGTACTTGTTTACCGTCTAAATAAAAACCCACTGCATAAATCTGTATAGGACCAATAGTATCAGGGTGATTAATTACTGTTAATGTCTGTTGAAAACTATCTTCGTGTTCTACAGTAAATTCAATTTGATTAGGAGTAACTTCTGCGACTGGTTTGAATTCAGCGGTAATTTCTTGTCGATCGACTACTCTGATTCCACCAAATAGTACATCTACCCATGCCGAACCTGTTAAAGGTGAACCTTTACTGACATTTACTACTACTTTGAGTTGTCTTAACATAATCGAAAATCCTTAATTTTGAATATTTATTTGCGTGTTGATCTTTTACGTTGTACTCTAACCTCTTTACCTAAGGTAACTTTTGGTGCTTGTCCTGTAGGATTAGTCCAGTTAAATAAGTCTGTACCAAGTTGGTAACTATCCAAATTATCTTCCAATTGCTGTCTATCTGTGACAATTTGATACGTTTCATCTCCTTGATTTAAGAACATAATAGCGTGCATCTGTTGCCCAGTTTTCTTATCAGCTGTAGTTAGTTTATAGTACTCATAGCTGAATAAGAACCAATTCTTTCTTAGTTCTTCAACATTGAACATACCTGTTTTACTGTCAAAGCTACGTAAGACCAACTCTCTCATTTTACTGTCACTTTGTACATACAGTGTTTCTAACAATAATTCAAATGCCAAGCGAATATATTTGCCGCGTTGTGGTACTTTGCTGACTTGTACAGCATCGTTTAGTGCATTTAAATTCTTTAAACTGAAATGTAGATATGTTTTAAGGCTAGCACCGGATCCTTCTAATACTTCTAATCCTTGCGGGCCCAACGCCTGTATCATTAATCCAGCCCATTCTTTATAGATACGTGCAGCATCACCGTAGACACTAGTGCCACCAAATCCTTTAAGTCTAGCACCCATGCCTTTGATTTCAATTTCTTTACCAGCAATATTCAAATCACCAGGACTCAATTTATTAACTGGATTGCCTAAAATAGTGATTAAATCTTCCCCTGCACCTTTGTTGGCGGCGCTGACCTGTGTAGGAAAATCACTACGTGATTTAAGTTTTAATTTTAAGTTTACGACTATAGGATTTGATCTATACTCAGGTAGAAGTAAATCATCTAAAGTACCTAGACCAGGTTTAGTTAGTTTGGCAAGATTCAATACACCGGTTGTGGTTAATACCTTGGCTATGTGGTTGCGTTGGCTTAGTGTACCAGGAATATTAAAGAATAGCTGTGCCAGCATAGAGGCCGCTTCAGCTTTATATAATTTTACTGAAGCTATCTGTTTACAGGCTAATTCAATGGTTTGTCTATAGGCAAAGGTAACAATGTCATTAACTTCTTCGCTTTTAAATCCGCCTTTTAATAGGTATTTGCGTAGGTCGTCTGGTTTAAGCGTAACTCCAGCAGGCATAGCCATTGCTACTGCTTCTGCTAGGTCTTTTTCTTCTTGATCCGTAGGCAATACTTCTGCGGGAATTTCAGTGTCAACTTCTGGTTCAGTTACCTGTGGCTGTTGTGGACTTGCAACGTTGGACTGTTGCTTTTGAGCTAATTTTTTGCTTATATAGTTACTAACTGCCTGCACAACTGTGGGTGCTATTTCACCAGCTTTGATGTCTTTAATTAACTGATCCACTTGTCCGATTTGCGGATTTGCGGCCAATTCTTCGTTTTCTTTAATTATTTCGAGTAGTGATTTCATCATGATCTAGTATTTATTGTCTATCTAAGTCTGACCACTTCTTGAGCAGTTGGCTACTGCTATTTTTCTTGTAGTCACCTCCAACCCCAAACACGAATTCTACACCTTTTACGGACATTTCTGGGATATTTTCAGCGGTACGATCACCACCGTTAGCAAATATTATAGTACTTTTAGGATACAACATCATGACATTTTTGATAGCCTGTATACTGGTATCATCATCGTCGTCGAATAAGATACAGTGATTAACCATACGTAGATTTTCAATCACAGCCACACGTTCATAGCTGGGCATAAATGCACGGCCTTTTTTACGTTCTAGCCAACTATCGCTGTTTACTCCAACTACTAGTATATCGCCCAAAGCACGTGCGGCTTTGAAGTATTCTATGTGCCCTGAATGTAAGGGATCAAACCCACCTGTACATAGTACAACTTTATTCATATTTTTTAGGAGGGCGTGTAATACCAATGGGTTTAAGTAAAGGAGTTTCTTTTACAGTTTTATTGGCTTGTTTAACAGTTTGTTCTTTAGATTCAACTTCTTTGTTAAATACCCCATCTATAGTAGGTTCCCCAGCTTCTTTAGGAATTTCTGTCCAAGTGCTAACATAGTCAATAAAGTAATTTTCTCGATCTAGCCAAGGCATAACAATTTCTTCTTGACGTAGATGACAATTTTTATTGATGCTATTAACTATAGTAGGGTGTAATAATCCTGTGTCGATTAAATCAAACCAACTGGTAGTTGCTGGATCCATAGGTTTAATATTGGATTTGTAAACTGCTATATTAATCCACGGATCTTGAAAACGTTTAAGCAGATAAGCATCGTGACAGTCAAAGCCATTAACTGCTAACATATAGATTAAACTGGTAGGAGTATAATTAAAATAACAATGGCTATAGGTTCTACTGTAATACCTATTATACTCAACACCATTTGATTGCGGTACACTGATAACCAGCATACCATTTTCAGTCATTAGTTCATTCCAATTACGCAAGGTTGCTAATGGATTGTGACTGTACTGTAGACTATCATGTGCAAACATTAAATCAACACTAACAGGAATAATAGCAGATTCATTAAAATCTCTATTAACTTTTTTAATATTAGGGAGGTTAGGAATTTGAGATAATTTATTTGTATCATTATCTACTGCAAAACAATTATAGTTATATGGTACTGGTATTTCATCACGTGTAGTTAACGTAGCCCACCAATAGATATCATTACCTATTCCACAACCCATGTCTGCAATAGTACGCAGACTATCTAAAAAACTATCATAGTTTCTAATCTCACTTAATATCGAATCACTATGATTAGCCAATTGAAGCATCCTCCATACCTGCTGTACGTAAACGTGTTACGTGTCCTAGCATGAAGTTCTTGCTTTCAAGACCTTTCATGATACCTAACCATTTGTTGCGTAACAGTGCTACTTCGTTAATGATCGTTTCAAAGTCAATGACTTCGTCTTCACCATCGACGTATTTTTCAGCATCTCTAGATGTCAAAGCACGAGCGTATCCTTCTAGATACTTCTGGAAGTGTTTCTTGCGTATTTTTCTTAACTGAATGTTGAGGTAATTAAGAACTGCTTCAATCTCTTGTAGCTGATTAAAGCGTCGTTCTGTAATTCCGGGCAGGCCAGCAAGATTCTTTTCTATGTTACCATAGACTCCAACTTCTGTTCGTGCTTCATCTAATTCCCGTTCATAGTGTGCTATGAAGTCAGGAATACTACCTAAACTTGCTACTACTCTTGAATACCACATAAGTCCTCGTATTTAATTAACCATGGAAATAAATTGCGCCAATCGGTATTTCTACGCCTATCTTTTTCATTTAAGTATACAATAAGATTTTTAATTTCTTCTTCATTTACCACTGACTTTTGAATTTGATTAAATATGCCTTTCATATATTCATAGGCCTGTTTATCTTCTTCAGTATCTTGTGGCATCATTGATAAAATCTTATCTGCATCTTCTACAAATTCTTTATTGCCAAATATCTCACCTTTTAAATAGCTGGGTCCAGGACTCACACCGCTGAACCAATGACCAACATGGTTACTTTTACGCCATTCATAAAGTTTTAATAATAAATCAGGCATGGTTTTTATTGTTAATGCACTAATAGTTTGATTAATATTCAAATATAGCCATTTATTAGACATTAATAATTTGAAATTTTCTTCCCACTGCTGTAGATCTAATCCATATCTAACATATTCTTGTTGAGCTCCCCAACAATCAATACTGGCTGTTATATCTATTCTTTTTAATTTTCTTTCTACTAATAATTTTTTAAACCTTTGTACAAATTCTTCTATTCTCTTTTTTGGCACCATTAAATTAGTAATTATATTAAGTTCGCATTCAGCGTTGGGATATTGATCAATCATATCCAACAGTTTATCAAAATCTTTTTGATAAAATGGTTCACCACCTAAAAAGTGAAGCCTTTTGATTTTTGGAAATCCTTCAGCAAACCACTGCCAAAAGTGAGGAGATAAATCTTTAACGTGATTTTCAGTATTGACTAGTTCAACACTACCGTTGATAAAATCTCCAAATTTTCTATTTTCAGTTTCAATAGTAGAACTCAATGACGACGTACAATATAAACAACCTAAGTTGCAGGCATTATTAAAAAAAACTTCCAACAATGTTGGTGAAATATTAATAGCTGTTGGATCAGAATCAAGTTCAGGTGGAGACTGATTTGGTATAGTCAGCTGACGCATTCTGTCACTGACTCCTCCGGCTATTTCTATATCACGGCAATAGCTACAACTTTGATCAGGCCATTGACCTTCTAGCATTCGTTGTCTATCAGACAGTTTTAACGGGGTATTATGAAAATTTAAAAAATTTTCTGGTGTTATTTTACTAACCGCAGTTCTATGACAGGATGCCGTAGTACCAGAATTTAAATACAAAGTACTCCAATTCCATTTTAATTGACAGGCTGTGTCAGTTTTTATTGGAAAATATTTTTTTCCATTAATTGACATTAATAGTCATCGTCCTCATCTTCATCATATGCAGGTTCTTCGTCGTCTTCGCCTAGATATTCTTTAAGACTGCGTTTTAAATAGCTGTCTGTTGCGGCAAATGCCTTAAGATCACGTTCAGTAATGTTATGATCTGCTACAATAGCCAATACATGATCTGCAGCCGCTTGCCGATCTTTAGGAGCGATATACTCTTTACAAGTTAACCAAACTTCACCTAATGCATCTAACTCAATGCTCATTCTGCTGTCTCCTCGTCTACGATTGCTGGCGCTTCTGGTGCTGGACCACCGTCTAATAGTTTAGCATTTGATGAAATGTCTTTCATTACTATGTCTAAACAACCTTCTTCATTAGATTCCCATGCTTTACGGAACTGTTTAATTTCCTTACCGTCTAATGATTTATATGCAAGACGATTACCATCTTTACTTAATAAACCTTTGCCTTCCATCATGTCAACTAAACCACTGTATGGGTTCATACCTGTTTCATATGGAATCTTGATCTGTACTGATTCAAATGGTTTAGCATATCGTGTCTTCATAATCTTACATGCCGCACGAATACCTTTGACTTCACTTACTTTGTTACCATCTTCGTCTTCTTTAAGTTTAAGTTTACGCATAGCAACCACAATTGAACTTGCGTAGATAAAACCTTGACCGCCTGAAATCTTGTCATCTGGATCAAACATATCTTGACTAGCGTAGGTGTGGTTAGTTGCTACTAGTCCAACGTTATGGCTACCAAACATATTTACACAGTTACGAACAAGTGCGGTAAGTGCTTTAGGTTTACGGCCCATATCACCTTTTAAGTCACCTGCTTCAAATTGGTTAATGTCTGTTGGTGTTAGTAACATACCTAAGCTGTCAATAACAAACAATACTTTCGGACATTCTTCTTTTGGCAGTGTCTTATACTCTTTCATAAACTCATGGATTGTTTTAGCTACGTCATCAATCATAGCTAGGTTAAGTTTAAGCAGTTTATCTTCGCCTGTTTCAACACCTAGATCGTGTAACCATTTTTCGTCAAGAGCGTTTTCTGTATCAACTAAAATACAGTAAATGCCATCTTTTTGTGCGTTGCGGATTAGGTTACCTGAACAGATAAAACTTTTACCTGCACCTGACTCACCAGCAAACACTGTTACTTTGCCAAGTGGTACTCCTCGATGGAAATCTCCGCTAATTAGGTAGTTAAGTGTGTAATTACCTGTTGAAATCCAGTCTGTAGGATCATTAAATCCTGTACTAAGCCCATCGATTGACTTGGTAATTGACTTTCTAAATTTTGATATATCGAATGGTTTTGCCATGATTACTCCTTGATTAATATACTAGCAATATGCCTATGTTGTTTAATTTTACTTATTGCATCCTGTGTGTTGTCTACAATTCCTAATGGAATTTTTCCATGACCTAGTTTTTTATTATATTGATCTATTCCGTTAGATTGCAACCAATTTGAATAATTTTTATCTGCAAAGGCATCAAATTTATTAAACATTAAAAATGCTTCTCCGCTATAATAGTGCAGATTCTTTGCACCTACATAATCAATTGGAAGATTATCTTCATACAAATCAATATATTCTTTACCTAATTCTACATAATGTAAAAATAAAGTTCCAGCAGGAGAGTTAAATTCAAAAAAATCATAATCACTATCAATTAACGTTTGCCGTCTATATTGATCTTTGTTAAAGCTAATATAGAAATTTGGTGATTGATCTGTTTTGTCTTCGACTAGATGCACAAAATTGTTTAAATTTCTTATAGCTGTTCGTAATTCTATATTAGCTAATGAAAATAATCTAGTAGGTAACCCATAATTACCGCTAAGTTTTTCAAATTTACTGTGCAGATAATTAAAATATTCTTGTGGTTGATCTTTTATGTTTGTGCGAATTTCAATAAAATTTTTTAAATATCGATTTATAGTTTCACAAGATTGTAACAATATTTTTTCTGACTCTTCTATTGTATTAACCGAAGCAAATGCTTCTTGCTGATTAAATTCACAATTATCTAAACACCAACGCAATTCTTCTGTCCATTTCTGAACAAAAGAATTATCATTGAGTGTAATGTCAAAAGACGCCTCGCCCGAGGCGCCCAATAACACTGTCAGTTTCATTATTGTGCTTTTTGACGGTTGCGAATCATCGCTAGGATGTCTTCAGCACGTTGAGCGCCACCTGCTGGAGGAGTTGCTACTGGTGCTGTAGGAGCCGCTTCAGCCACCGCTGGTGCTGGAGTTGCCGCTGGTGCTGGAGTGTCAAACTCTTCATCAGCCACAGCTGGTGCAGCTGTTGTTGCGGGTGCTGGTGCCGATTCGTTTGAACTTACTGCTACACCTCTTGGTTTGTAGTAGTTGCCCCAACGATCTGCGTCATATGCTTGACCATCTACTGATGCTTCAAACATTTCTTTGATCACTTTAAGTTCTACATCACTTGGTTTCTTAGGTAAAAAATCTTTCAAGTTGTATAAACCAAACTGTTCAATAGCGCCAGCTTCTTCTGCTGTTAGTGCAGATTCTTTGCGTGACCATTTTGAAGTACTGTAGTCAGCATAACCACCTTTTGATGTTTTAGTAACTGTAAAGTCTAAACCACCTTGGTAGTCTGTTGGTAAGTTTTCTAACTCTGGATCTAACAATGCAGCCTTAACTAGATTGAAAATCTGTGGGCTGATGATAAATCTGCGAATTGGGTTTTCTGGTGTCTTGTCATCTGCTAAGGGATTCTCACGCACAAAACCTTGGAATAAGTATGATCTTTTCTTCCAATACTTACGACCCATTTCTTCTAGACTTGTGTCTTTAAACCAAGTTCTAACTTCTGCTAAGATTGGACATGCTTCGCCCCACATCTCAACGCAAGGTACTTGAACTGTGACTTGTTTACTGTCTACTTGGCCTTTAACTCCAGCAAATGGTAAATTGATCATTGCTCTTTCTACCCAGAAGAATGTGTTTTTTGGATCTGCGTCTGGAAGGAATCTAATACGAGCGTTTTGCCCTTCTGCGA